AAACGCGCCACCAGCACCACCAAGACCCGGAAATAATATATTCATTATTGCACTTAATATAGCTGCTTGTGCTACGGCTTTTATTAAGTTTACTATTAAATCCTTTACGCCTCTGACTAATGCCTTAAATACATTTTGCCCGGATTCTAATGCGTTAAATACGCCATCTATGATTGGTGTAATAGAGCTGCGTAATGTTTCAAATGTATTATTTACTCTATCGGTAAATCCGGCGTTATTTTCTAATTCTGTATTATATGTTCTTAATTGTTCGGTAGCAGCTGACATTGATTCAACCGCTTCTGGTGTCGCAAAGATTGGTAATAAACCAACTGCACCTTGTTCCGCACCACCTCCACCACCGCCACCGGTTACTGTTGTGGTTGGTTCACTTCCGGGTATTACTACATTAGCAGCTTCTTGTTTGACTCCAAATATGGCTTTTTTAGCCCTATCGATAAATGATTCTATTTTATTTTCAGAATCGGTAAAGTTTATTTCTTTAAACGCATCGCTAACTATTGTAGGTAAATCAGTTAAATCATTTTTTAATTTATTAAATGATGTCCTAATATTTTCAATATTACCTGATTTTATTGCACCTAATAAGGATGTAAAATTGAATAGTTGTTTACCAAGTTGCAACATCAAAGTACCAAACGCGACAAATGTTTTAAGTAATCCATTTACTACCTTTCTTACGTTTTCAAATTCGTAATACATTGCCCCAACTAATGCAACAACACCAATAATAATTCCAGTTGGACCAGCTAAACCAATTATCATTTTAAATAAACTTCCCATTGATTTTGCCAACCCACCAATGACAGTTGCAAATTTGCCGATTACAAAAGTTGCAGGTCCAATTGCAGAAACTATTAAAGCAATATTAATGGCAGTTCTTTTTGCTTCTGGTGATAATTCATTGAACCTTTCAACTAATGCGTCAATTAAATTTGTTAGTTGCTGAATCCTTTCTCCTAAATTTGTTGATTCTATTATTGATTTACCTAATTCGGCAAAAGCATTTTTAGCTGCATCTTTAAAGTTGCTTATCCTACCTCCTAAAGTTCTTGACTGTTCCCCCATTCCGTTAAAAAACTTACCACCTTCTGATGCAGTTTTTCTTAAAATACCATTTAATACTTCAAAGGTTACTCCACCATCTGAAACAAACTTATCAAATGCCTTTCCGGTTAATCCAGTTTGTTCTTGCAACATTTCAAATACTGGAATACCTCTACTTGCAAGTTGCCTTAAATCTTGAGTAAATGCAACTCCAACGGTTCTTGCTTGACCAAGAATTAATGCAATTTCGTTAATATTGCTTCCTGTTGCAGCTGCAATATCTCCAAGGTATTGCAAAGAATCTAATGCTTCATCAGCAGAAAATCCAAATGCAATTAATTGAGATGTTGCCTTTACTAAATCCGTAACCTCAAACGGAGTCGATGCGGCAAATTTCTTAATTCTTTCAAATACGGCTGCACCAGCTTCGGCTGATCCGGTCAAAACCCTTAATCGTGCTTCAAGTTGTTCGAACTCGACCGCACTCGCAACGGCAGCACCTCCAGCACCTAATATTGGCAGAGTTAATGCTTGGGTTAAATTAGAACCTAAACGTTCCATATCGCGTCCGAATTTGTTCATCGAACGCTGCGCCTTGGATAGATTTTTTTGGAAATTTTCTATCCTTAACCCTAATATTACGTTTAAATCCTTTGTTGCCATTACGCTTGATTTTTGCCGTGTTGTTTACGCATCCATTCGTCCATCCTTTGCCTAAATTCCTTTTGATGTTCGGTTACGATTCGTTCTTTTGGTTTCTCGGTTTTCTCCCAATCAAACTGAATTAAATCGGTCATTTTTATTTTCTTACCCTTTCCAGCATACGGCTGGATTCCGATTGTAGCCAACCACCGCGTCCGTTCCCATTCGCCCTGAAACCGTAACCGCTCCTTTTCATTGTAACCTTTAATTGCGTCCATAACATCTCGGAAATCAGCGGAGTAAAAATCTTCTGTACTCATTCCGATTTGACCGATTGCAATCTCCCGAACCTTTGTCCACGTCATACTTTTACTTGGCTCTGATGCGCTTTCGTTCGACTCGTTTTCGTTTTTTTTTCTGCATCTGGCATCGAGTTCGCAAACAGTTCCATTACTCGATTAATCGCAGCCATATCCTCATCAAATTCGTCGCACATATCTTCAAAGGTCCAATCAAATGATTTACCTTCCTTTCGGTGTCCATCTCTTAATGCCTCGTATATCAGCTTTAAGGTGTTCTTGTAATTCAATGTTTCTTGACCTAATGTTAAAATAGAAATGCCCGTTTCCTCCTCAAACCGTATCAGGGTTGCATTTCCGAAGGAAACAGGCACTTCCGTATTGTTTATTTTTGTGAATCTAACCATTGTTATCCGTTTTTTGTGGTGTGATTAATTTTAGTTAGTTCCGCGATATACCGCACCAGAAATCGTAAAGGTTGCGGATACAGATGTGTTATCTTCCACCGGTGTGTTTACTTCCCAAGATGTGCAATACGCACTAAAAGAATAGAAATTGTACCCAGCCGTATTCTCCGTCAAGGTCAAAGCCAAAACTGTACCATTGTCCAATGCATCAAATAATACATCAGGTTGCACGTTATCAGATGTTTCCGAATAAAGTGCTTCAACTGTTAATGTAGCCGATTTCTGTCCGGGTTTATTCGAAACCCAACCAGAAGAAGGAGAATCCTTTGTCAAGATGTTTCTCATCTCCCTTGTAACAGATAAAGTCGCTGATGTAGCTTCTCCAATTGCCGTTGACCCATCCTTATAAACTCGCAGGTCTGTTCCGTTAATTATGTCATTTACTGCCATTGTCTATGATTTTTAATTTAAAATAATTTTTTGCGTTTTTTAATTTTTGGTAATGGGATTTCCTCTTTAAACTCAACCGGTTCTTTTGTTTCTTCCACAAATCCAAATGGTAATATCTCAACACAATATCCTTCTTCGATTAGCTCCAATGCCTTTTTTCTCATTATATGCACCATTCGCCCGGCTGAAATCCATTTGTTTGTTGCCGGATTAAACCAATCCTTTATAAATCTTACTTCCATTATCTTTCTCTTTTAAGTCTAACATCGAAATCTAAACTTTGCCAAAACACTCCCAAATCTTCATCGTATTCGCCATCGTTTTGTCCTTGGAATCGGATTCGTTGGATGGCTTGACTCTGTACCGTTCCTGTGTAAAAATCCAAAGCGGATCTAATCGCATTTGATAAAGTCACATTCGCATCGTATTCTAATGCGTAGCAATCGATTTGAACTGAAATAGTATCTAATGGACTAACTCCATCCTTGGTCATAGACGGCTCCTGATTCGTGATTGTATAAACGCAGAAAGGAAATGCCGTATCTTGCGCAGCAACAATTGGAAAAATCCGAGTAGAAACCATAGCAGACACGGTAGCATCATTCGATAGAATGGAGTAGATTGCTTTTCCGATTTCATTGTTTGTTGCCACTTAATTTATTTTTCCTTTTTTTAATGAATCCAAGTATTTGTCAACTCCGGTTCTAACAATGGCATAAACCATTCCTTGTTGTTGTCGCAATGCAGCTTGTGTTACTTTGCTTCCAAATGCTCTTGCACTTCCGTAAATCATATGCGCATACCAACCATTGTTTTTTGTTTCGCTCGGATTTACTATATTTTTTTTTCTGTTTATTATGTTACCGATAATAGCAACCGGTGCTTTAAATTTCTTTTTTACTTCCGATATTACTTGAATAGAATATCTTAAATTACCTATTCCGTACTTTCCGCTAACTCGTCCATAACCTTTACCAGCTTTCTTATTTCCCACCACTTTAGGAGTCTTATAAGTATATAACACATCACTTCTTAATTTTTTAGGTGGAAACTTCCTTTCAATACTATTATCCCTATTTCTTATGTTGGCTTTTGGTGTTAATTGTCTTGCTCGTTCCTTTACAACAAATGCTGCTGGAGATAGTATTTTCTTAATTTTGTCAGCATCAGAAATACGTTTAATAAGGTGTTCAACATCCTTATTAAACTGTATTAAATCCGCTTGACTCAATTCTATCATTACTTATACGCTTTAGCCTCTAATACCATAAATTGTTTCTCCGGCTCGTAAGTTATCCGATCAATGTCATAATACATCGAATCGTAATTAATCCGCATTTTCTCGGTTACATCGGTTCGGTGCCGTACCGTAAACTCTACATTCCTTACCGTAGTCTGTTTGGCCACCATTTCTTTTTCATCCGTACCTACCTTTTGATACGAAATCGCAGCCCATACGGTTGCGAATGTGGACCAAGATTCAGATACGGCTCCTGAAGCACTTCTGGATTCGGAAACGGATTCAATCACAATCCGCTCGTTCATTCTTCCCAATATTTCCGTTTTGTTCCAAACTTT